TCACAAGATTCTAAAGCAGCAGGTAGATGGGAAACAAATCACGGAGGAGAATATTTCGCAACAGGTGTTGGAGGTGCTATCACCGGTCGTGGTGCAGATCTATTAATAATTGATGATCCTCATTCCGAGCAAGATGCTTTATCGGAGACGGCGTTCGATAATGCTTATGAGTGGTATACCTCTGGACCGAGACAACGTTTACAACCAGGAGGTATCATTGTTATTGTAATGACAAGATGGTCTACCAAAGATTTGACAGGAAGATTAGTTGGAGCTCAAAAAGAAGTTAAAGCTGACCAATGGGAAATAATAGAATTTCCAGCAATCTTTCCAAAGTCTGGTAATCCTATATGGCCTGAGTATTGGAAGAAGGATGAGCTGTTATCAGTTAAAGCATCTTTGAATGAACAGAAGTGGCAAGCGCAGTGGCAACAAGCACCAACCTCAGAAGAAGGTTCTATTATCAAAAGAGAATGGTGGCAAAAATGGGAACCTGACTCCCCACCCACTAACATACAACATGTAATACAAAGTTATGATACGGCGTATTCTAAAAAAGAAACAGCAGATTATTCGGCAATTACTACCTGGGGTGTATTTACCTCTGAAGCTGACGGAAAAGTTTATTTGATTTTACTTGATGCTGTTAAAGGTAGATGGGAGTTTCCTGAACTAAAAAGGAAAGCATTAGAAAAGTATAAAGAGTTTGAACCCGAGACAGTAATCATTGAGGCTAAAGCATCTGGATTGCCCCTGACCCATGAACTAAGACAGATAGGAATTCCAGTTACGAACTTTACACCGAGCAAAGGAAATGATAAACATGTAAGAGTAAACGCTGTAGCACCGGTATTTGAGGCAGGACAAATTTGGGTCCCCGATAAGAGGTGGGCGCAAGAAGTCATTGAGGAATGTGCTGCCTTCCCTTTTGGTGATAACGACGATTATGTTGACTCAACCACACAAGCTGTGTTACGTTTTCGCCAAGGTAATTTTGTAACACTACCCGATGATTATTACGAAGAACCAACTGTTCCTGATTACGGGGGCGAGGAGAGATATTACTGATGGATGATGAAAGACTCGGACAACCAATAGGAATTAGTAGTTTATTTTTACAAATAGGTAAAAAGGCTGCGGATACACAATTGGCACGAGGTGATATTACAAAAGATGAATATGATGAAATCATCAGAATATTATATCCTCCACTAAGTTTGGTTGATGATAATAAGAACGGGGGTATACCAAAATTTCAGTCTGGTGCGGCAACCATGGCCCCTGGACCATCTATAGATTTAGATGATATTTTAAAACGTCTTGGTAAAGCATCAAAGTTTATTGGCACAAGAGTTCCTTTACTTAGTAATTTAATTACTAGTCCTGGAGCAGGTCAAGCTGAACTTGATTGGGAAAAAGCTAATATGGCAAACATAGAAGCTCAATTAAATGAAGATAAAGAAAAAAATATTAACAAAGCAAGTCAGTGGATTCCGGGAGAAGGTTGGCTCCATTCTCCAGATCCTAAAGAGCCTGAAACTTTAGAAGAAATAAAGAAAAGAACAATACTTAAAGGACCTGATATAGATAACACAGACAAAGGAACTATTTTAAAAGGACCTAGTCCAGATGATAAAATTGATGTTACTTTACCTCCAACATCGATACCACCTATTGAATTACCAACACATACAGGTCATCCACCCATGCCTCCTAAAACATTAGATGATTATATTTTAACAATGTCTGATGATGGTTACAGTAAAAAAGAATTAGAAGTAAGAGAATCTTTACTTGCCCAAGGTCATAGTGAAGAAGATGTAGATTTCTTTTTACATCAACAATTTTGGCCTACAAGAAAAGATAGTGCATTATCAGATATAAAAAATAGAACTGATAGATTTTTAGAAACATACAATGAACCTTTAGGTGAAGTTAGTTTAGCACACGGAGCTACAGATAGAAAAGCAGTTAAATCATTTACTGATCTTGTACCTGACGGTGATGCAGAAATGGCAAAACTTAAAGCAGATTTTGTAGATGAATATAATGCTATTGCAAATTTAGGAGATACAAAAAAACAAGCTAGTGCTTTAAAACAATTACAAGAAGCAACAGGTCAAATGTATCAATACTTAATTAACAACACAACGGGGAAAAAACAAAATTACACCAACCTTGCTGCATTAAAAGCTATTGATACACGGTTAGCTAATCCAAATTCTCCGGAATCATTAAGAGCAACAAAACAAAATTTAATTACAGACTATTGGCTAGATAAAGCAGCTCAGTATGCAGCTGATGAAAATGTTCCTATGATAACAGATGCTGATGGAAACATGCTTCCTGCTTTAAACCAGGATACATTCTTTGAAGCAGGAAAAGCAGTTGAAGATTTAATTAGATTGCATTCTAATCATCCAAACAAAAAAATTGCGGATTGGTTTAAAAGTTTAGATGTTAACGGTGCAAGAAAAATTAAATCAGTGTTTCAAAAAGAAGGACCTAAAACAGAGCTAGGACAACAAACAAGACCACAAACATATACAAAGGACATAAGAGCTATTGTTCAAAAAAACGTAGGATATATTAATGATTCATTAATACCTGAAAAAAGTTTTAGAAGTAGAATAATGGCTAATCCAAAATTAAATGCAGCTATTTCTATAGCAGCAAGAAGATTAGATATGGATGAATCTTTTGTTAGAAAACAAACAGAAAATTTCTTAGCGGAATATTTTAGATCTAGAGATTCAGGATTACGATCAGGTCAGTCCGGCGTAATGGATGCAGATCTAACAAAAAAATTAATTGAAGATTCTGGTTTGTTTAATCCTTTATCAAAAAACTTTATGGCTACTAATAAAGAATACATTGCATATTTAAATAAAAGAAAAGAACAATTACCTGGTATGGATTTATCTCATAAGAGTATGACACAAAATCCAACTGAATCTGGCATAGCTCCTTTTAGTGGGGCAGAAGAATTATCAACGGGATATTTACCGGAACAAACTAACAGAGAAATACAAAGAAGATTAGAAAGAGATGCATTAACTGCACTCAAAGAAAAAGATTATAAAACATTAGAACGTTTAGATAAAGAAGCAGATAAGCATGGAATAGAAACAAAAGTTATAGATAAAGAATCAGGAGAAATATATTCTCTTGGAATGAGAACAGATCAAAAATATGAATTTGTAGAAGATGAATTTATAACTAAGTACGGTGATGAATTAGATAAGTTTAGAAATGGTGGAACACTTAAATTTAATGAAGGTAGTAGACTTAATGATTATGATCCTTATGACATTAATCAATTTCAAATAGGACAGTTTCCAAGTTATGAAAATTTATACGGAGAGAAAGGTAAGTTTCCTGTAGATCCAGATAAAATAGAAGCAATGAGACAAGCTGCTATGGCAGAAGGTAAAAAGTTTATAGGTGATGCAACTAGTTTTGAAATATTTAAAGAAGGTTTATATAATTTACCAGATGGTGTAATTAATTATTTTGCAGGTTCGGCTGAAGGAATCGGGGAACTTGTTATGGGAACACTAGCTGCTACCATGAAAGGTGGGCAGTTAGCAACAACTACAGATCCAGATAGAATAACTAAACTTTTAGAAGAACCATCATTTACAAAATATATGGGTGCTTACAGAGGTAAGATACCAAGATTTAATTTAGTAGATGAAACTTTATCCGGCATAAGTATGGATGAACTTGGTGAGAAGATTGGTTACTACACAGGTCCTCCTACTGCAGTACTTACTGCTCCTTATACTATAGGTAAAATGTTGTCAGGATCTGCGAAAGTAGCTCCTGAAATAAGTAAAGTTTCTAAACTAACAGATACAGAAGAAGTTCTTCCTGGTATTTCTAAAGTAGATGAAACAGTGGATGAAACAATAGAGGTTACTCCAAAAAGAACAGAAACAAAAACAGTAGCTGATCCTGAACCAACAATTGAAAAAACTAAACTTGATGAAAATATTTCTAAAGAAATTGATGAAACTACTAATACAATAGCACCTAGGTGGAGTAACATAGATGATCACATTAGAACTAAATATAATGCTCAACCTAATACAAAGAAAAAATTAAGCCAATGGAAAAAAGAATTAGAAGATGCGGATGGAGCAGGATTAAAAAATGAAATGAAAGATAGTGGAACTTCTTTTCAACTAAGTAAACTTATTGATGAAGGTGGAGATCAAACAATTACTGCATCACAATTTTTAAAAATTGGAGAAGAATTATTAAATAATAGTAATCAAATTTCAAAAGGATATAGCTCTGCTGTAGCTTCAACTAATTTAGGAGATTTGGCAGGAGCTGCTAAAGCAGGAAATGAAATTACTCCTGACATAACAAGAAGATTAATAACTAAAGCTAAACAAGATTTAATTAATGTTCCTATTACTGCTCCAGGAAAAACGGGCCGTGTTTTACAAGAATATAAAATGGCTGTTCAAAGTATGATAAATGAATTAGAAGTCATGGCAGGAGGAACAAGCAAAAGAACATTTAAAGGAGTTGAAAATCCAAGTGTTGTTATAGAAAAATATACAAGCACTATATTACCAAACATTTTAAGAAAATCCGATAATCCTAATATTAATTTACTTTTTACTGAAGCACAAAATTTAAATAAAATTGTTGATAGATTTAAAAGAGCAAATGTAAATCCACGATTTACTGAAGCTAATATTAATGTTGGATGGCCAGGGACCAGGGTGGAAGATTACAGTACTGTTGAACAAGGGTTCACTGCTAAAAAAGGACAAACAGGGGCTCATGAAAAACATTCAAGTTCACACCCAAGTTCTCCTTATTCTATTTCTTTTAGTAGATCTATAGATAAAACAACTACCGATGGTAGAGTTACAGAAAATATTATGGAAGCACAAAGTGATGTTCACCGTGGTTCTACTTCATATAAAAGTCCAGAAGATTTAGAAGGAATTGATATATTAGAAGCTGCAGAAAAAAAATTAAAACCAAAAGCAGACAAAGCTTTAGACGATGCATGGAATCAATTTACAGCAGATCATAAATTATATAAGTTTGATACCGATCCAATTAATATGCCTGCAGAAACTATGGTACCTGATATGTTTGAACCACAACTTAAATCAGGAACTGCTGATAATCCTATCTGGGAAGTAATAAATACAAGAACAAAGAAAAAAGTTCCAAAGAAAAGTTTTGCTACAGAAGATGATGCACAAATTTTTGCTGATGCAAAAGAAAAATTAGAATTTGCTAAACAAAAAAAGAAACCACAGCCTACAGGGTTTGATGTTAAACTAGACCAAGTATCAATGGATTTATATAATTCAAATTTTAAAGGTTTGAATAAAGGAAATCAACAAGCTGTAAAACGAGCTATATTAGATAACTACGGAACTGTTAATCAAAAAATGATTGATGATGCTAATGAATTTTTAAATGGTCTTACACCAGCTTCTAAAAAAGAATTAGGTAAATCTAAAAATCCAAATTTTTTAAATGCACAACGAATATCTAAATTAAAAGTAGGAGACTCTGCTTTTGGTAATTATGATAAATTCTGGTCTCGTAAAATGTCAACAGGAGAAGATGGTCAAAAAGTATTAATTGAACGTCTTGCAAACATGGATGAATTACCTCGAACTGCACAAAACCTGCCTGAATCTGGTGCTTCAAGAGTTCAATCTAAAATTAAAGAAATATTAGATAATGCTCAAGGAGGTATGGTAACGGAAGGAATGTATGCAGGAACAGATGCATTTAGTGCTATTAAAGCAGAAATAACACAAAGCACAGGATTACCTGTAGAAGAATTTTTAGCCCGAGTATTTCCTGATGAAGTTAAGTTTACTGGGGAATATGCAGACTTAGCTAAAAATGCAAAATTAAGAAGAGGCAGATACGAAAGTGGAACACAAGATTATCCATTTAAAAAACAAAAAGATTGGGTTAAAAACGTTCTTAAATCTCACATAGAAAAAGCAATTCAAGAAGGTAAAACAAATGTATCGTGGAATCCGGGAGAAATTGTTGGTGTATATGAATCAGCTAATGCGAAAGATATTGCAGGGTATAAAACAATATATAATAAACTTATGATAGAAGCTGCAGAAGATTTAAATAAAGATATAGTAGCAAGAGCAATAAAATTAGGAATTGATCCTGATAAAGCTAAAATAAAAGTATCTGGTGTAGGTGAAGATATGAATTTTACATTACAATTTGAACCAAGTAGTATATCAGCATATCAAAGTGCTGCACCTGATTTAGTTAAATCATCTTTTGATGGAACAAAAATGGAAGTATCAGGATTACCTTATGTTGATTTTAGTGAGTCATTAGATATAATAAGAAAAATAGGTTTACCACAGCATGCAGATGGTGGTAGAGTAGGCTCTTCATTACCTGATATAGATGAAATGATAGGAACATTATAATGGCAATAGACAAAGCATTACCAAACATGATTTCAGGAGAATTAGATCCTCTTGGTGTAGCCGCTGAGCAATCAGAGATAAATGTAGAATTAACTGATGATGGGGGAGCATTAGTTAATGATGTCCCAGAAATGCCACAATTACCTTTTGATGGTAATTTAGCAGAAGTAGTTTCAGAAGATGAATTAGGTAAAATGTCAGATAGCCTAAGGGCTTATTATGAAGATGATAAATCATCAAGACAAGATTGGGAAAGATCTTATGTTGATGGTATCAAATTATTAGGATTTAAATATGAAGAACGAGCTAGACCTTTTCAAGGGGCTAGTGGAGTTACTCATCCATTACTTGCTGAATCAGCAACACAATTTCAAGCACAAGCTTATAAAGAATTACTACCAGCAGGTGGTCCGGTAAAATGTAATATAGTTGGAGAACAAAACGAAGAAACTGAACAACAAGCCAACAGAGTAAAAGATTACATGAATTATCAGATTACTACTATTATGGAAGAATACGATCCGGATATGGATCAATTATTATTTCATTTAGGATTAGCTGGTTCTGCATTTAAAAAAGTTTATTTCGATGCTCAAGAACAAAGAGCTAAAGCTTCTTTTATTCCTGTAGAAGATTTAATAGTTCCTTTTTATGCAACCGATTTAGAATCAACTCAAAGAGTTACTCATATAGTTAAACAATCATATAATGAAGTTAGAAAAAATCAGGTAGGTGGTTTTTATAGAGATGTAGAAATTAGACCTTCCCTAATTGATGATGATGCAGTTCAACAAGAATATCAAAACATACAGGGTATTAGTTCTACCACTTATGGTGAAGAAGATGATAACGAATATACATTATTAGAGTTTCATTGTGATTTAGACATACCGGGATTTGAAGATAGGAATTTGGAAACAGGAGAAGCAACAGGTATAAGATTACCTTACGTTGTTACTGTAGATGAAGGTTCAGGAAAAGTTTTATCAATATATAGAAATTTTAGAGAAGATGATCCACTCCGTAAAAAGATACAATATTTTGTACATTATAAGTTTCTCCCTGGTCTTGGTTTTTATGGCTTTGGTCTTATCCACATGCTCGGGGGTCTCTCCAGGACAGCTACGTCAGCCCTCCGTCAACTCATTGATGCTGGTACGTTGTCCAATCTCCCTGCAGGA